CATCAACGCAGGGAACCTCACAATTGAGTTGAAGTAACATGGCACTGGTACTCAAGGATCGCGTCAAAGAGACGACCACTACCACCGGCACTGGCACTTATACATTGGCCGGTGCCGTTACTGGTTTTGAGGCATTCTCGTCTGTTGGCGATGGCAACACGACATACTACTCCTGTACAGACGGCACCGACTTTGAGGTTGGTATCGGCACCTACACATCGTCTGGCACTACGTTAGCTCGTACAACGATCCTTCAGTCCAGCAATAGTGATAGCGCAGTAAGCTGGAGTTCCGGCACCAAGACAATCTTCTGCGCCCAGCCAGCAGAGAAGGCGGTGTTCCTTGATGCGAGTGGCAATATCATAGCGGCCAACGGCAGTGCACTTACCGCACTGAACGCAAGTAACCTTGCTAGTGGCACAGTAGCTAACGCTAGGCTTGATCAGCAGCTACAGGATGTTGCTGGCCTTGCTGTAACAAACGGTAACTTTATCGTAGGTGACGGCAGCAACTTTGTGGCAGAGTCTGGCGCGACGGCTAGAACCAGCCTTGGTCTTGGTACAGCGGCGGTGCTGGACACCGGCATATCTAACACAAACATTCCGAAGTTCACAAGCGGCGTAGCCGACAATGACTTCTTACGGGTGGACGGCACTGCCATCGAAGGTCGTTCTGCCTCTGAGGTGCTTTCAGATATAGCGGCCATGCCCCTCGCTGGCGGTACGTTCACTGGCGATGTAACCTTTACAGGTGACAACTATAACATCGTCTTCGACAAGTCTGACGATGCGCTTGAATTTGCTGACAATGCAAAGGCAGTATTTGGTGCTGGCAATGACCTTCAGATTTTCCACAACGGAAGCATAAGCTACATTCAAGACGCAGGTACAGGCGGGTTACGCATAATTGGCAACGTCATCACGTTGTTAAACGCGGCAAATTCAGAAACTATGCTGAAGGCTACCGAAGACGGCGCAGTCGAGGTTTACCACGACAACGTCAAGAAGCTGGAGACGACAGCCGATGGCGTGAGTATTTCCGGCGATACGCTGGGGCTTACGTCCACGGATGCGGGTGCAAGTGCCGCGCCCTCGTTACAGCTTTACCGCAATAGCGCGTCTCCTGCCGATGCCGATGATGTTGGTCAAATACAGTTCCACGGAGAAAATGACGCTGACGAGAAGATTGAGTATGCCCGTATAGATGTGAGAATTGAGGACGCTTCTGACGGAGAAGAAGACGGACAGCTTGATTTTGAAATAATGGAAGCTGGCTCAAGCACCCTTTATCAGAGGATGGCATTTGGTACAAATCAGTTCTACAAGACGCTTTATCTTGGTGCGAATGTAGATATTCAGTTTGAGGGTGATAATTTTAACGATCACGAAACTACCCTCACCGTTGCGGAACCAACCGCTGACCGCACGATTACTCTGCCTGATGCTACCGGCACGGTTCTGACAACAGCAGACTCCGGGATTGGAAATGGTAACGTAGCCACATTCACATCTGGAGTTGCCGACAACGACTTCTTACGGATTGATGGCACATCTGTCGAAGGCCGCTCGGCGTCAGAGGTTCTATCAGATATTGGTGCAACAACCGCAGCAGACGCAGCGAATGAAGCCACGGCATTAGCCATTGCGCTTGGATGATAAGGAGTAGTAGATGGCTAATACATTCAAAGTAAAAACGAACGCGGCAATGCCAGCTAGTGCCGGTACGCCCCTGACCCTGTACACGGTGCCGTCAAGCACGACCAGTATCGTTTTGGGCTTGATGCTCTGTAACGTACACACGAGTCAGGTGACCGCTGATGTACAGCTTGTGTCCGATACATCCGACACGGAAACCAACGAGACGGTCTTGCTGGTCAAGGACATTCCGATTCCGGCGGGATCGTCGGTAGAACTACTGGCTGGCAACAAGGTTGTACTGCAAACCACAGATGTCTTGAAGATCGACTGTAGTGTCGCCGCCAAGATCGACGCGGCTCTAAGTATTATGGAGATCACCTGATGCCCTATATTGGTCAGCCGGTAGCCGACAACTTCCAAAGCACGGTAGCGGTTCAGCGGTTCAACGGCGACGGCAGTGACACGACGTTCACGCTGACCACTGCCGTGTCCTCCGTGCAAGATATCTTGGTATCCGTTGACGGTGTGATACAGGACACGTCGGCCTACACCATCCCTGATGGCACGACACTCACATTTACTGCTGCACCGTCTAGCGGCACAAACAATATCTTTGTGAACTACCTTGCACCGCAAGGCGAAACAATCACACCCGCCGATCAGAACAAGGGCAACTTCAAGGGCGGTGGTCTGTTCCGCACCAACGCACAGTCATTGACTGCCGACACAACCATCCTCGCAACTGAGAACGCAAACGTGACTGGGCCATT